AAAACCGTAGACGCCAAAGGCAACTCGTCAACCTTACTAGCATCCCAACCCATAAGCTCCAACAGGCGCTCATGAACTTCACGAACAGTGCCCTTGACAACAATCCAAGGATCATCATACCCCTTACCAGCCTTTAGGGTCACGGTAACGGGACTATCTTCCCCGTTCCAGGGGGATTGTGTTTCAGTTTTCTTTCCAGCCACGCTTTTCTCCTTTCCAAGAACGTTTAACGAACGATGTCAAGTCTTATAGTAGCGTACCAGAGTGTGCCCGCGCAACCCTAACCACAGGAACAGGGCCAAGCTCGCCAGCACGCTTACCGCCAACAGTAGCGCAATACTCCCTGACAGGGCAACTAGCGCAAAAACCAGACCCGGGGTTAGGGACAAACACGCCAGCCTCCATGCCGCGCATAGCTTGACCAAACCAGTCCCCAACCATTAACGCGGGAACGCGATCACGGTAATCATGCCACGCCTTAATGTCGCCATCAGCAGCAGACCAAAAACCAGCACGATCAACAACGAAACCACACTGCCCCAACAAAGCAGCATACACGTCCAACTGGCCGACACTAGACGGAACATTACCAGTCTTCAAGTCAACAATGCAAATGTTACCAAGGCTGTCTACCAGTACGCGGTCAACATAAGCAACAGTATTAGCCCCGCCAAGGTTGCCAGTCAGCTTAACTTCGATGCCCGGCGCACCATTAGCATCAACAAACACCTCAAGAGAGCGCTCATCAAGCCACTTGTCCCACGCTTCTACCATGAGAGGCCCGTAATGCTCACACCATTCACGGTCTTTTTTGTTAGGGCCACCACCCTTGCCGAGTGTTTTCAGCACGCGCCCGGACGCTTTAATCTCCATGTCAAAACGTTCAGCCTTAGCTACTTCACGGTCGAACGCTTCTTGGAAAGACGCGTCCTCAAACGGTAGGCCGCAGCGCTTCAAGTCATGCTGCTCAGTCACATAATGGACAGCTGCCCCCATCAACGTCACCCACCATGTAGACTTATCCACCCCAAACAGTCGGGAAAGTTCCCAGCGCTTACCACACTCGCTGTATACGCTCACCGCGCTATAAGACAACGCGGCAATATCCTTCACATTCTCATTCTTCTCTTCTGCCACTAGAACCTCCTAGAGGAAACCTTTAATCGAACTTACACAACCAGCATACCCCACGCCCGCCCCGCTGTCAACATGAAACAAAAAAAGAAGGGGTGGCACAGTCCCCAAAGGAACCATGCCACCCCAAAAAACAGGCCGCTATGACACGCTACGCGCCGCAGCAGTCTCACCCACACGAGTCTTAGACCGATACACGCAACCACAAGACGAACACCTATAGCCCTTAAAACGAGACACGCCCACAACAACAGGCCCCGTCTCAACCTTACCCGTACCACCACAAGCCGGACAAGACAACACATCACCATCATACACAGCCAAAGAAACGCCCATACCGACACCACACCACGGGCGCAACCTATCATACAAACGCTCAGTCAACGTCACATCACCACGGTTATAAGTCTCCATCCGCTGCCATGCCTCACTGTCGCCTTCCAAGCAAGCCTTCCACAATCCGAAGCCCTCATGAACAACCTTATGGCCGATACCAAGATGCTGAGCAACATAATCCAGCTTGTTAGAAGGGAACTGGAAATGCTTCTTCACCACGCGCATAAGGTCAACATGCTTAAAACGCTCAACAGGCGGTAGGCCCAAAGTCACAAACTCACGGTTCAAATGCTTCACATCATACTTGATCCCGTTATACGTGACAATAATATCAGCCTTGTTCAACAGCTCCCACGCGGCACGAACCATACCCTCACGCCCGCCCTTACCGCGCTCACTATAAAACATCGTCTGCTCATCACCATACCACTTAGCAGCGAAACACAACATGCGACTATCCTCAATGATCCGATCAATAGGGATATTCTGATTCCACAAACCCCAAGAATACGTGATATTAGGCGAACACTCAATATCAATAGTTAAAATCTTCAAATCGTGAGAGGACTCAACCTCCCCGCCAATCTTATCCCAAGTATCACTGAATCCCACAGGAACACGCTCCCCTCCGATGTAGCCCAACAGTACTAGCAGAAACCTTAATACCCTCAATCGCGAGCGCCCTCACAATCAGACTATGCGGCACGCTAGGATCAGCCAGAATCTTCTCAAACTGCACGCGATCAGCACCATCAAAACCACGCCTGATAACCTCCACTCGGCACGGCCTACTCTGAGGCTGCTCCTGACACTTCTTAAAACTCTCACTAAAGCCCAAAAGCCCCCACCATCCTTTCCATACTTAATACAAGTAGAGTCCCGCATGACGCGGCACCAACACGCACATAATACCACAAAACAATACTATACACAAACAAGGCACCGCGCCACGCGGGAAACAAGCCCGAAGCCCTAGCGCTTCTCTTTACGACGATTGTCCGACTCGTCATAAATGAAACTAGTCAGACGACGATTAATCTCATTCATCTGCCCCATCAAGTAGTTCGCGCGCTCATCAGCCAAAGCGTCACGCTTAGCCGACTCACGGCGAATCTCCTCAATGTTAGCCTTCAAGCTCTCATTCATTTCCGTCATCTCTTCACGGAAATTAACAGTATGATTATTCGTCACCTGTTCGCGAGTCTGTTCAACGTGTTCCCCAATACGCTCAACCTTCTTGTTGATACGCGCACTGAAATAAGTGAAACCCGCAATCATAAGTGCAAACAAAGAATCATACAATCTCGCGTCCCCTAGCCAAGCCGAAAGGGACTGAACCGTCAAAATACTAAGGGGAACGTGAAGAAACATCCTACAATATCACTCCCCGCCAGTCTTAGTCGCCGTAGGCGCGTGCTTAGCCACATAGTCAAACACGCCGTCAACCGTAGCCACATCACCGGGATCAGCCTTAGCCCAATCCAACACGCCAGCAGCCTTCAACAAAGCATACACAGCCTGACCAGCACCAAACACCACAAGGAACTGAGCCGTAAACAACTGCCAAGACGCAGGATAAGCGCCAGCAAACCAGACCAGCACAGACGCTACGACAGCAAACCCCAAGGCAATAAAGCGCTTAGTTTTGCTCGTCCATGACGCGCGCTGAGCGACATGCTGAACCACAGGCCAGATCACGCCTACAAGGATAGATACAACAAAAGGATCAATATGATAACCCAACATTAAGCAACCCCTCCTAAAATATTGTTAAACAAACAGTAAAACAGTGGGGCTGTTACGGCTTCTCAGCGCCAGCCTCCACCGCGCGAACAAGGCGCTCAGTCTCAGGCCCCCAAATACCATCCACGTTAGCGCCAACAGCTTCCTGAATAAGCTGTACACAATTATCGTGAGCCGACATGCTATTATCACCCCAAATACCGTCCACATCCGTGCCCACGACAGACTGAGTGAACTCAACGCCATACGGGAACTGGACACCACCCCAGTTAGAAGCCTTACGAACAGCGTCAACACGCTTCTCAGTGTCAGGCCCCCACACGTTATCAACATCCGCACGGACAGCAGCCTGAACAGCGCGACAATCAGCATAACCACCCTCATGAGACGTTGCACCCTCATAACGAAGGTAACAATCCCACGGGTAATCGTAATACGGTTTCACGACAGTCTCGCGATCAGTCTGATCCCCAGACTCACCCCCCGCAACGTCCCCGTTCTCGTCAATGGATGCTTGAGCCAGAATACCCCAGTCAACCAACAGGGCAACATGATTACGGTGGTTCAATAGGATGTCTCCCGGCTGCGGGTAGCCGTTATTAGGGAGCTGTCGCCACCCATGCTTACACAGTTCGGAAGCCATGTTACCCGTGTAAGTAGCGCCACCAGTATCAAACCCGCACTCGCGCAACACGGCAATAATCAGGCTAGAACAGTCAGCTTCGCCGTCCTCACGAACATCCCAACGATTCCACTGATCGTAACCAAGGTTGCCATACGCGCACAGCCAGCGAACGCGGTCAATGAACTTTTGCAAATCTGCCATACTATTTTCTCCATTCATCTTCTTCTTATAAAGGACACGGCACAGCGGGCCAGCCCCAAACAGGGCCAGCCCGCCACACCCCACAAACCCCGCCAGAACTATTGTTCGGTAGCTGGGAAAGCCTGAACCATAATACGATTCAACTCACTAGACTGAACAAACTGAACAGTACCACCATTAGACTGAGTATCACGAGCGCGATACCCCTGCACAAGCGCCTCAATCTTCGGCGTAACATTCGCATCAACATAGCCAAAACACGTCACAGACTGAGACTGAGAATCCTCATGGTCCCATGCTGAGGACGACTTAGGGCCACCCTCACCGCCGATACGCAACACAAGGTTAACATCACCCACGACGCGACCCCAACCAATCACCGTAGCATACACAAGACGACGATACGGGCGGGCAGGGAGACTACCAGAACCAATCCAGCGATACTCCCCGTTATTCACGTGAATCTCATTAGTCAAACCAAACACAGATACGCTGGTTTCAACCTCATTCACAGGCCGCAACACCCAACGACCATCACCAGACTTAGAACCATCCGCAATATACAGTAGGTGTTCGATGCTGAAATACCAGGGTTGCGCCGTAGTCGCGCCCATGCCCGCATCCTGAGCCTGAGTCAAAATCTCACGAGCCTGACTCACACTAGAAGCACGAGTCACCGTGCCCGCCGTCTCAAACGCCTTACGGAACGAACCCAACAAGTCATCAGTACCATCAGGCAGCACCATACCACGTAGAGTCTTACTCCCCATAGTAGCCTCCTAACAGGTCAGTCTACGCGCCAGCGAACCGGCGGAATCATAATACGAGACACGTTAGGCTTAACGCGGATGCCCTTGTCCAGCTTCAGGCCGAAAGTCCCATCCGGCTTGATAACGCCCTGAGCGAAGTGCGGGAAATTATCTTCAGTAATAACAACCGTGAAATGTACCCACTGTTTCGGACGGTAGCCTTCAGGAATGATACCCCACTGGAACCACTGGTTGTCACCGTAGTTCCACTCGCTGTTTTGTCGCACCCATTCGCCACCAAACAGGTCTACAAGGTTGCCTGTCTTGACAAGTTCAAAGGGGCGCGGCTCACGTCGCCAGTCGCGATCAAGATCACCGAACGAGCGCTTCTCCTCAACAGGCTTAGACTTGGAATTAGCATAAGCGTTAGCCGCATCAAGAACATCCTTCCACAAAGCGTAAGTAGTCCCCGCCGAATCCTGATACGACAGCCTCTCAGGGAACACCACAAGACGCTCAGTCTCAGCCTTAATCGCCCCACCACGCGGATCACGTGTTCGCAAGGATGTCAACTGGAAACGCGGGAAGTAACCAGTGCCGCCGTAATCTTCAGGATTAGCTGTCAACAGGACAGCGTGCAAAGGCCGCTCGCCATTCTCTTCCTGATCCGGCTTCCGCAACGAGATAACCGGAATATGCCCCACATCCCCAGAGGTAACATGCAGTTCCAGATTAGCCGCGTTCTTAGGATGTAACACCATAGAACCGCCGTCAATCGTCACGCCCTTCAGTGTCTTACCTTCGATAACATCAGCCAATAGTTTCCCGGTAATCTTTGCTTCACCGGCTTCTAGCTGATCTGTAGTAACTTTACGGAAAGTAGCCAACTTAGCCTCCAACTCCTCACTAGCAACAATATGCTTAGCGCCCACAGTGTTGCCAGCGATCAAATCTCCCTTAATCAAAACCTCACCGGCACGCAAACGGCCAGTATCAACAGGCCCCTCAGCAGCAGCCTTAACCTTAGCGCCCATCTCATCAAGGCTCTTACCCAGCTTATCGCCCTGAGCGGCAATAGCCTCACCAGTAGCACCCAACGCAACAGTCTCACCGTCGCCAGCAGAACCCCCGGCAAGCAGCCCAGTAGGAACAAGGTCATCATTCACCTGAACAAGAACCTCACCTCCAACAGGGAACACGCCGCCCCCATGAGGGACGCTCACAAGATTCCCCTCAGCGCCAATCTCCACGAGCGCCCTACCGTCAGCGTTAGGATCAGGCCCCCGGAACACGCCGGGAATAACGCCGCCACCCAAGCCACTACGCACCGCCCTTACTTGACTATCGCGAAACTTCTTAAAATCCAAAACAGGAATAGCCACTATACGACCCCCTCAATATCAATACGCATCGTCTCCACACTATCATCCAAAGGCATACTATAGCCCGACACGCTACCAATAACATTGCCAAGATCAGATTCTACACTAACCACGTCCCCAATGTCAATACGATAATCAGGAACCATAGTGAAAGACTTCACGCCACTAGGAGAAAAACGCCTGACCGCAAGACCAGCAGCCCTATCCACGTCATACTGACCATCAGCAGCCTTCGCCTCAACAACCTCAGTCACCACGCCATACAGGGACTTGTCGAACGCGCCATCAGCCCAAGCCTCACTCCACCAATCATGCTTCACACTATGACTATGCTTCGCATCAGTCTTAACGCTCTCAGTCTTACTGCCGACAGCAAGCCAGTGATTAGGATGCGAGTGTGTCCACTTCGCGTTAGCCTCCAGCACGAGCGTCCCATCAGGATAACGCACATCAGCCTTAGACTCATCCGGCCTAACCACATGCAACGCCCCATCCTCCATCACCCTGCCAACAAGACCATACGACGACAACAGGCTATCGACAGCATCAGTCCGGCTACGGCCCCAAGCTAGGCCGCCCGGCAAACGACGATCCTGCACACCATCCAATACCACACTCAAATACGGGTAACACAAGCGTTCCAGCTCGCTACGCAACGTAGCCCCAGCCGGGGGGCTAGACGGGAACGGGAAAGGATCATCCGCAAGCCGCTGCATAAGCCCCTTACACTGAACCGTCACCCCACCATCACGGCTAGGAGTAACCTCCTGAATCAGAAACCAACCCCTATCAACCGTAAACCGCGTCCCGTCCGACAAGTCAACGTCAACAAGCACGTGCAAAGTCTGGCCCATAGCCGCCAAAGGACTCCACTCATCCACAGGGATAAGCGTGTTATCAAACTGTAGGCTTAGTGTCTCTGTGCGGGACGTGCCCGTAGACACGTCTAAACGGGCTTTTAACGGGCGTAACCCCGTCGCCAGTACATGAGGGCCGCGAGCGCTATCAACCCTTGCAGAAACCCTTCCCGGTGCCGCAAACACGCGGCTATCAACATTAGCAGGAGCCCTCACAACGAACCACCAAGCCTATTCACCAACGTCTCATACGACCAACCAGCCGTCCACTTAAACCCAAGACGAGTAGCCTCATTCCATGTCGCCGCCCCGCCAGCAAACCCGCCAGAAAACGCAGACAAACGCAACACCGGGAAAGGCTTCTCAACCCACTCGATATCCACACGATGCGTGCCCTGAGTATCAACACGCGACACAGTAACCTTAGTCACAAGCACACACCGAACCTGAGGCACACCCAAAGCGGGACGATCCAGCGCCACGCTCACAAGGCCACGCGACTCCAACACGTTCATGAAAGACTTAATCAACTCAGGAGACGACTCCAACCACACGCGGCAACTACCCTCACGACGCGGAACACCAAACCTCACGACACCATTAGAAAATTCACTCACCCCGGTATCGCTAGTCCAGTCATCAGACGGCCCCTCATAAAAATCAACAGCCACCTGAAAACCATCCACACTAGCAAACAACGCGCCGCCCTCACGACACTTCACAGCACGAGTCAAAGACACGCTCTTACCATTAAAATTGTAGGTTACGGGAACGCCGGGCGGAGCAAACATGTCAGACACGTAAGCAGTCCCAGACTCGTTCTCAAACACGATACGGCCATCACCCGTTTCCAGCTTGCCACGGCCCTCAACCTTAAAACACGGCAGGCCGGTAACATTGTTAATCCACCCAGACAACACGGCCATAAACACCACTCCCTTCCATAAAACCTAAACGCCACACGGTAGGCGTGTGCGCGCCACCACCATACCGCGGTAGCAGCGCGCACACAAACAGAGACTATCCGTAAACAGCCTCAAAACCAGCCTCCACGCGACTATCCGCCACATCAGACACGTAAGCCGGGAAACTCTCACCATCAACAGTCAAGTTAATCTTCGCCCCATTCAAAGACGAAGGGTCAATCTGAGCCTGAACAGTCAGATTCTCCTTAAACTCAGCGTTAACAGTGCGGAACGGGCGAACATTAGCCGCCCTAGACTCCAACGCCTCAACCGACTCGCGAGCCACATTATCCGCAGCCGCAACAGCAGCCTTCCCCTCACGGACAATACCCTGAGCAAAACCCTCAGAGAACGAATAACCAAAACGGCGAGTTTTCTTAGAAGGCGAGTTGATCTCCAAAGCGTGCTGTATGACTGACAAAGCAGCGTTAGCAACAGTCTGAGCAGCAGAAGTAACCTTCCCCTGATTGCCATAAATACCAGCAGAGAAGCCCGACGCAAACGAGCCACCAGCGCCATACGTAGACACGCTATTCAAACCAGCCACGCCACTATTAGCAGCAGACTGACCAGCCATAAACACGTCATGACTACGATCCGTACCAGCAATAAAGCTGTTAATCGAAGCGACACCAGCATCATTCCACTTAGGCTTACCGGCCTGTAGGCCGTTAACGCCCTGACCAGTCACGATACCAGCCGCGTTACGAACAGCATCCATACCGCTACTCACGCCATTAGCGAACCCGATAGCCGACTCAGAACCAGCGCTCTGGAAAGCACCAACGCGAGTATTACCTTCCTTCTGCCACTGGCCGATAATGTTACCAGTCAACGGATCAACAGCATCAGGAATAGCATACGTTGCGCCGTCACGGAACTGCAACATGAGCTTCCCGCCCTCATCACGCATCGTAACACCAATATCAGCCAGCGCGTCGCGCAACTGGTCAGGCGTAGTAGCCTTCATAACCGCAGAAGCATCAGCACCTTCCTGAGCAAGAACGCCAGACAGTGAACCGCGTAGGCTCTCAAAGTTCTCACGAATCTTATCAGTACCAAAGGGTGCAGCATCAGCGTTAATCGCCTTCAACCTGTCAACGCCAGACTGAGCCTCAGCAGCCAAAGTATCATTAGCCTTCTTCAACTCGCCCAACGCTTGTTCGCCACCCTGTTTGTACTTGTCGGCAAGCTGCTTAGCATAATCAGCGCCGAACTCAGTATGCTGCAATGTTTCAATAGCCTTCGTATCGAAACCAGCCTTCATAAGAGTACGAAGGTTGTCAGCGAACTCAGCTTGAGCCTTTTGCTGCTCCCGCAACTTCTCCAAGTAAGTGTCAACACTCTTGATAGCCTCACCAGAAGCGTCACGAGAAGCCTTACCAACATTAGAGAAAGCGTCGCTAGTCTTACCCAACACGTCAAGGCCCTGAGTAGCTTGACTATACGTCAACCCCCAACGGCCAGCAGACTTATCAAGCAAACCATTCAACGCATCCAAGCTCTTGTTACGCTGGTTCAACATCTCCACGTCATCACGGGCAATACTAGCCGTACCAGCCATAGCAATGTTCAACAAGCTAGTCTGATCTGTAGACTTACCCATCTGAGCAGCATACAGTTCCAACTCGCTACGCAACGCAGGACTGTCCTGCAACATGCGAGACATAGCAGCACGAACGCCATCAGCAGGGACACCAGCAGCACGCCAAGAATCAGCCAAAGCCTTCAAATTCCTGATAGCCGCAGGCCCATCCTTCTGAGCAAGCTCATTCAAACTATTCGCAAAGTCACGAGTCTTATCCGCAAGGTGAGACACCTCAGCAGAAGCAGCACTACCATGCTTATCAATCCAACCAAAGACACCACCCTGAGAACCACCGTTCTTAGAGTACTGTTCCAAGGACGCTTGAACAGAGTTAATCTTGCCCTTCAAAGCCGTAGGCAGCGAAGCCAAGTTACCCAACTCCCAGAAGCCACCCCGATATATCGGAGCAGTGCTCAACTTAGTAGACTCTTCCTGAATCTTACGGAAATCAACACTCATGTTATACGCAGCAACATGAATCTTCTCCTGAGACGTAGCCAGAGTATCAGCAATACGCTCAGTCTGCTTACCAACATTCTCACCAAACTTCTGACTATCACGCTCCAACAAGACGAACGCGGCAGTAACCGCGCCCAACGCGATAGTAATCGGAGTAGCCAAACCCATCAACGCGGTCAAACCGCCACCAACCTTAGACAACCCCTTGCCCGCAATACCAGCAGCCCCGCCCATCTGAGACAAGTTGCCGCCCGTACGAGAAGCCCAGCCAGCAAAATCAGACAGCTTGAGACCGGCCTTGTCGATCACGCCAAGAAGCGCGGTAAGCGGCCCGCTAACAGCCTTCCAACCCTTAAACGCAAGGAACCCACCAACCATAAGTTCCACGCCCATAGGGATCTTTGTGAAAGCCTCAACCACACGCAAACCAGCCTCAGCAAGGCGAGTCAACAACGGGGCAATCTTCTCAATAGAATCAGCCATCCGCTTACCCAAAGCCAAAGACACGCGAGACAACAGCGGCTCCAACTTCACCACAGCGCCAGACAACGCGCCCAGCGTGGAAGCGATAACCGGCCCGAAGCCGCGAGCGAACGAACCCGCCACACGCAACAACGAACCCAAGCCGTCACCAAGACGCGGCCAAACCTTATCCAAACTACGCACGCCCACAGCAAGGTCAGCAAAGAACTGCTTCAACCCAGTCTGCACGCTAGTAGAAGCCAAAGACTTAAACAGCCCGGCAGTCAACCCGCCAGCCGCAGCCCCCATGTCACCGGCAGCAGCCTTAAACGTCTCACTCGTATTACGCCAGAAAGCGTTCCACTCTCCACCAACCTGAGACTTAAACTTACCCCACGCAAGACGAGAACCATCCAACACGTTCTTAAAACCTGTAATGAACCCCTGAGTGCGAACAATGTCAGCCGCATGCTTCAAGCCCCCGGCCAAAGCGTCAACCGTAGCGCCACCAGCCTCACGAGCAATAGCCGTCAAACCAGTAAACACGCGGCCAGTCTGATACACGACACGGCCCAACGCTTGGAACTCGCGAATACCGTTATCAATAATCGACTGTAACTTCCCAGTGCGCTCAGCCTCAACAAGCCAATCAGCCCACTTGTCAGTAGCCCTGCCGAGCCAGCCCAACATGTCCTCAAACGCATCAGTGCCAATATCACCCAACACGCGAAGAACCTTAGCCAAACCATCAGTATGCTTAGACAACTCCTCCATAGCGCGACCAGTGTGCTCAAACTGGCGCTCCATAGCCGGGCCAACAATCTTATCCAACGACACAAGAACGCTAGCGAAATGTTCACCAGCAGCCTGAGAAGTACGCTTCAAACCATCACGCAACTTCGGGAACAACCCCGCATACGCTTCCTCAAAACGAGTCTTAGCCTGATTCCAGAACGAAGAACCCATCTCCTTAGACAAGCTCTTAAAATCATTCTTCAAATGACCAATATGATCACTAATGTTCTTCAACGGGACAACAAACGAAGCCGCCAAAATACCAGCCGCAACAGCCATACCCGGAGCCAACAAACCCACAGCCTCAGCAGCCCTCCCCATGCCAGCACCAACCGTCAACGTGTGCATAGCCAAAACAGACGCAGACGAAGCGGCCACAGCCAAACCAGAAGCCATAAGACCAATCAACGGCACAGCCTTATCCATGTTCTTAACCATATCCCACAAGCGAGTAGACAAATCCCTTGCGAGACGGAAACCGCTCAAAGCATCCAAAGCAGTCTTAGCAGCAATAAACGCCTTACTATCAACAATAGGCTTAAACTGCACCCACCTGTCACGAGCCAAAAACGCGAGCCGAGCAGCAGTAATATACTGGGCAGAATGATCCAACCCCAACTTAAACTCAAGCTCAGTCTTATCCCACTCGCGCTTAAAGTGTCGCAGCTTCCGGCCAATCTCACGTAAATCCCCACGATCCATCTCAGGCTTAATATCAAACTCAAAAGCCTTATGCGAACCGAAAGCCTTCTCACGGATACGGCGACGAATCCCATCCAACATAGAATCCAAACGCCCAGACTTAACCTCACTATCAAGGTCAACAACATACTTCCAATTCTGACGGCGACCAAACTCCTCACGAATACGGCCATCAGCCTCAAGCAACTTCTCAGCCGAAGCCCCATCAACCTCAAACTCTACCCGGCCACGATACTCCTTCTTAAAGAAACCATCCAGCTCCCCACGAATCTGACTCTTCCAATCGTCAGCCGGAACAATCTGAATACGCCCCTTCTTACTCTCCAACGCAGCAAGAAACCTTGGAAGCTCATGTTCCCAAGGGAAAAAGTTACCGCTCTTAGACGCAAGCGGGTGAGCCTCAAAAGCCTTACCCTCAAACAAGGCGCGATGCTTACGGCGCAAAGCATCAAGACTCTTATCCAAATCCCTAAACGAATGCTTCAACTTGCCAGCGCGCTCAGCCTCAGTCTGAATCTTCTCCCGCTCCAACTCAGCCAAGCTCTTAGCCACATTCTGCTTATCCAGCTCCAAACGGACTTCCTGAGTGACAGGACGCAAACGGCGCTCAATCTCACGATGCAACTCAGTAGCACGTTGAGCAGCACGCTCTTCCTCAAGCTCAACTTCAACCTCAATAGGATCAAGCGCCTTCTCCAACAGTTTAACCTGACGGCGAGTCTCACTCCACATCTCAGCCGTAGCCGGAAGAACCTTAACCGCAAGCCACGCTACCTCAGGAACGCTCTCCCCGCCAATATCAATAACACCAGCCATCCAACACCACCCCACGCAACAAAAAACGGGGGAAGGCCACCACCATAAGGCAACCTTCCCCCAACACGACAACACTAATCAGTCGTCAAAATCAACTTCAACCCATTCAAGAATCCCCATAGACTCACCCCACTTGGCAAGCTCACGCAAAGACAAGCCCTCAGATTCCTTCCGCACATCCTCAGCACTCTTAACCCGTGGACGTGGATACGGCTCAATAGGAGTCTTACCCCCCGCAAGCCCGCTCATAAACGCCTGCAACAGATCATACATGTCCTCCAAGACCACGGTCTCCCGCGTCCTCCCCAAGAACCTATCATCCCCAAGCGTCTTAGCCGCATAACGCGACTCAACAGGCAACTTATCAATCAACTTAACAAGCATAGCGGGCGGCGGATAGTCCCCGACCGTCAGAGTCCTAACAAGATCAATGTTATAATACTCCAACAAATCGGCTTGGACTTCCCACAAACAGCCGTCAAGAATCTTCTTTAGGGCTAGGCTTCCCCCACCTGAGTCACCTCAAAGTACTTGCTGATCACTGCGGGGAGAGCGCCCGGAACTTTACGAATACCCTCCAAGACCTTACGAACCTTCGGAGTATCCTCACCCGCAAGCAGGACGAAGAACTCAGCGTAACGGTCAAGCAGCTCGCTCATGGTATCATCCGACTCCTCATCCTTCTCAGCCACGCCAATACCCAGAAGCTCCCTGTAACGCTTATACTCTTCGTCGCTAAGCAACGCGACGTTACGCAAACGCACGCCACCAACAACGAGCGACGGACTGCGCTTCTCAACAAGCTCCTGCAAATCTTCCATGTTAATTTCAATCGACATATCTCATGCCTCCCTTTCCCTGAAACAACTAAACAACACAAGCCGCCCGCGTGGGGCACCCTGCACAACAAACAGAATACCCCACGCGAACACCAATGTCAAGCCACAATCTTAGCAGCAGCAGCCATCTTAAACGAATTACCCTCACTATCCTGCAAGAACGTAAACTTCAAAGGCATTTCAATGAACCCGTCCTTGTTAGTAGGAGTAAAGTCACCGTTACCGACAACAGCCACCTTACGGCCACCCATGATAAGCGCCATATCAGCATCGCGACAAATCATCAACAACGCCAGCTCTTCAGGCTTAGGCGCGTTCGGGGCGTTAATGTAACCATTAGCATCCACAGTCGCGTTAATACCAAAGAATCGCTTAATCGAATCCT